ACCAGCATTACCTGAAGTACCACTATTACCACTTGAACCAACTGAACCTGATGTTGCACTTGCTCCAGAAGTTCCTGCATTACCACTTGTTCCTGCTTCTCCATCTACTCCACTTGAACCACTTGAACCACTAGTACCTGAAGTTTTACTTGAAGCTGAAGAACCTGCTTCACCATCTGCACCATTAGAACCTGAAGTACCAGATGAACCACTTGTATTTGAAGCTTTACTTGCACCCGCTGAACCTGTTACACCTGAAGAACCATTTGTTCCGCTTGATCCCGAAGTACCTGAAGCTCTACTTAAACCTGAACCACCTGTTTCACCACTAGAACCATTTGATCCTGAAGTACCTGAAGTTCCACTTTCTGTACTTGAACCTGAATCTGCTTCTGCACCTGAGGATCCGTTTGATCCTGTTGTTCCTGATGTACCTGATCCTGAACTTTGACCTGAGTTACCAGCATCACCACTTGAACCTGAAGTACCTGTTGAACCAGAAGTACCTGAAGTTTTACTTGAAGCTGAAGATCCTGCTTCTCCATCAGCACCATTAGAACCTGACGTACCTGAAGATCCACTTGTATTTGAAGCTTTACTTGCTCCTGCTGAACCTGTTACACCTGAAGAACCATTTGTACCTGATGAACCTGAAGTACCTGAAGCCCTACTTAAACCTGCTGCTCCTGTTTCACCATTAGAACCACTAGATCCTGAAGTACCTGAAGTATTACTTGAAGCTGAAGAACCTGCTGCACCTGCTTCACCACTTGAACCACTTGATCCAGTTGTTCCTGAAGTAGCTGATGATGCACTTGCTCCTGCTTCTCCAGCTGCTCCTGATGAACCGCTAGTTCCTGAAGATCCTGATGTATTACTTGAACCTGAAGCTCCAGCTGAACCTGAAGTACCACTTTGTCCTGAAGTACCATCATTACCAGATGAACCTGCTGAACCTGATGTATTACTTAATCCTGACGCCCCTGCATTACCTGATGAACCTGTAGAACCAGAAGTACCTGAAGTTTTACTTGCACCTGATCCACCAGCTGCTCCACTTGAACCTGATGTACCTGATGAACCAGAAGTGTTACTTGCTGCACTAGATCCAGCTCCTCCTGCTTCTCCATTTGAACCATTTGATCCGCTTGTTCCTGAAGTACCTGAATTTGCACTTTCTCCAGCATTACCCGCAGCACCATTTGAACCATTAGAACCACTAGTACCTGAAGTATTACTTGAAGCTGATGAACCTGCAGCACCTGCTTCACCACTTGATCCTGATGTACCTGATGATCCACTAGTTGCTGATGCCGTACTAGCACCTGCTTCTGCTTCTGTACCACTTGAACCTGAAGTACCTGTTGAACCTGATGTTGCACTTGCTGAACTTGTACCTGCATCTGCCTCTGCACCGCTTGAACCTGATGTACCAGAAGATCCTGAAGTTGCACTTGCTGAACTTGCTCCTGCTGCTCCTGCTTCACCATTTGAACCACTTGAACCACTAGTACCTGAAGTATTACTTGAAGCACTTTCACCTGCTGCTCCTGCTGCACCACTTGAACCTGAAGTACCTGAAGATCCACTTGTTCCTGATCCTCCAGAAGCACCACTAGAACCTGAAGTACCACCTTGTCCTGAAGTTCCATCATTACCGCTTGAACCAGCTGAACCTGATGTATTGCTTAATCCTGAAGCTCCTGCATTTCCTGATGAACCATTTGAACCACTAGTACCTGATGTATTACTTGAAGCACTTGAACCTGCTGCTCCTCCTTCACCATTTGAACCTGATGAACCTGATGTTCCTGATGTATTACTTGCACCTGCATTACCAGCTGCTCCTGATGAACCATTAGAACCACTAGTACCTGATGTATTACTTGCTGCACTAGCACCTGCTTCACCTGCAGCACCATTTGAACCATTTGAACCTGAAGTACCTGAAGTACTACTTACTGCGCTAGAACCTGCTTCTCCTGCTTCTCCATTTGAACCTGCCGAACCTGATGTTCCTGATGTGTTACTTGAAGCACTTGAACCAGCTCCTCCTGCTTCACCACTCGAACCTGAAGTTCCTGATGAACCACTTGTATTTGAAGATGCACTAGCACCTGCATTACCTGCATTTCCTGTTGAACCAGAAGTACCTGATGAACCTGATGTATTGCTTGAACCTGAAGCTCCTGCTGTACCTGATGAACCACTAGTACCAGCTTGACCTGAAGTTCCATCCGCACCTGATGAACCTGAAGAACCAGAAGTGTTACTTAAGCCTGATGCTCCTGCATTACCTGCTGAACCACTAGTACCTGTTGAACCTGATGTTCCTGATGTGTTACTTGAAGCCGATGAACCAGCAGCTCCTGCCTCACCATTTGAACCTGATGTACCTGATGATCCACTAGTTGCTGATGCCGTACTAGCACCTGCAGTTGCTTCTGTTCCTGACGAACCACTAGTACCAGAAGATCCTGAAGTCGCACTTGCTGAACTTGAACCTGCTTCTCCTGCTTCTCCATTTGAACCTGCCGAACCTGATGTTCCTGATGTATTACTTGCTGCACTTGAACCTGCTGCCCCTGCTTCACCACTTGAACCTGCTGAACCTGATGTACCAGATGAACCTGAAGTATTTGAAGATGCACTTGCTCCTGCTTCTCCAGCTGCACCACTTGAACCTGATGTACCAGATGAACCAGAAGTATTACTTGATCCTGATGCTCCTGCTGTACCTGAAGATCCTGAAGTACCAGCTTGACCTGAAGTACCATCTGCACCACTTGAACCTGAAGAACCAGAAGTGTTACTTAAACCAGCTGCTCCTGCATTACCAGAAGAACCACTTGAACCACTAGTACCTGAAGTATTACTTGCAGCTGATGAACCGGCTGCACCTGCTTCACCATTTGAACCTGCTGAACCTGATGTTCCTGATGTGTTACTTGAAGCTGAAGACCCTGCAGCACCCGCTTCACCATTTGAACCCGCTGTACCTGAAGATCCTGAAGTATTTGAAGATGCACTTTCACCTGCTGCTCCTGCCGCACCACTTGATCCTGATGTACCTGATGAACCTGATGTATTACTTAATCCTGAAGCTCCTGCTGTACCTGCTGAACCACTAGTACCAGCTTGGCCTGATGTACCGTCTGCACCTGATGAACCTGAAGAACCTGATGTATTGCTTAAACCAGCAGCACCTGCATTTCCTGCTGAACCACTAGAACCAGAAGTACCTGAAGTATTACTTGCAGCTGATGAACCGGCTGCACCTGCTTCTCCATTTGAACCTGCTGAACCTGAAGTACCACTTGTATTTGAAGAAGCACTTGAACCAGCAGCTCCCGCTTCTCCATTAGAACCTGAAGTACCTGATGAACCTGAAGTATTTGAAGATGCACTTTCACCTGCATTACCAGCTGCTCCTGATGAACCACTAGTTCCTGAAGATCCTGAAGTATTGCTTAAACCTGATGCTCCTGCTGTACCTGCAGAACCTGAAGTACCGGCTTGTCCTGAAGTACCGTCTGCACCTGATGAACCACTTGAACCTGAGGTGTTACTTAAACCAGCAGCTCCTGCATTACCAGCTGAACCATTAGATCCTGAAGTACCTGAAGTGTTACTTGATGCACTAGCTCCTGCTGCACCTGCTTCTCCATTTGAACCTGATGTACCAGATGAACCTGAAGTAGCACTTGCTGTGCTTCCACCTGCAGTAGCTTCAGCTCCATTAGAACCATTTGATCCGCTTGTACCTGAAGTTTCACTTGATGAACTTTGACCAGCTGTTGCTGTTGCACCTGAGGATCCATTTGAACCTGAAGATCCACTTGTACCTGAAGCTCCACTTGAACCATTTGTACCACCTTGTCCTGAAGTACCATCTTCTCCAGATGAACCGCTTGAACCAGAAGTATTACTTAAACCAGCAGCACCTGCGTTACCAGAAGAACCACTTGAACCACTAGTACCTGAAGTATTACTTGATGCACTAGCTCCTGCTGCTCCATCTTCACCATTTGATCCTGATGTACCTGAAGAACCAGAAGTGTTACTTGATGCACTAGATCCAGCTCCTCCTGCTTCACCATTTGAACCATTAGATCCTGAAGTACCGGAAGTATTACTTGAAGCTGATGAACCTGCAGCTCCTGCTTCACCACTTGATCCTGATGTACCTGATGATCCACTAGTTCCTGAAGCCCCACTTGAACCATTTGTACCACCTTGTCCTGAAGTACCATCCTCACCACTTGAACCTGCTGAACCTGATGTATTACTTAACCCACTTGCTCCTGCATTACCTGCTGAACCTGATGAACCTGTTGTACCTGATGAACCTGATGTTCTACTTGTTCCAGAAGTACCATTACCACCACTTGAACCTGAAGTACCTGAGGAACCAGATGTACCTGTAGTTCTACTTAAACCACTTGAACCGTTAGTTCCGCTTGCTCCACTTTCACCTGAAGATCCAGTTGTACCTGTAGCTCCACTAGTACCTGAAGAACCTGAAGAACCTGAAGTACCTGAAGCACCACTTGAACCATTAGTTCCTCCTTGTCCTGAAGTACCATCTTCACCTGATGAACCTGAGGATCCTGCTGTATTACTTAATCCTGAAGCTCCTGCTACACCAGAAGAACCAGAAGATCCGCTTGAACCTGAAGAACCTGAAGAACCAGAAGTACCTGATTGACCAGCTGTACCACTAGAACCTGCTATACCACTAGTACCACTTGATACTTCAACATATCCTATTTTACCTGATCCTGTTGCATATGTTAATACAAAAGGAAAATCTTGAACTGGTGCAGATTTTATTTGAAATTCTTTTCCTGTTCCACTTATATCAAATGTACTACTACCTGTTACAGCAAATCCACCATCATCAGATCCTGTTATTTGAGCTGATCCTGAAAATGGAAAACCTGCTCCACTAGCACCTAATCCATCATTTAATGTTCTAGCTACATATTGATAAGCCGAACATCTTACCGTATCACCTGTAGTAGGTGCTACATCTGAGTCATTAAATTGTATAACACCAGTTTTATAATCAAATTGATAATTTGCAGCATTTTGTTTAGTACCATTTACTCTAATAGTTACATTATAACCAGGTGTTGCATCTTCTGTATCTGCATTTGTTAAAGAAGGATCTGAATATTTTGGTGAAATAAAACTTCCTTGTTGACCTGATTGTATAATTTGAGGTGTTACTGCTGTTGTTGGATCATGTCCCGAAGCTGATATAAAGAAGAATACTTCTGTTTTACTACCATTTACAACATTTGAAGGTGTTAATTGAAATTGATGGTAATATTTTAATAAATTAGCACTTCCAGATAAAACAAATTGTTCATTTTGACTACTACCAGAATATGGTAACCCAGTAGCAGGAATTTCTGCTTGATCTATGTAGATTTCAGTAGCATTGAGGTCAAGTACTCGTGTGAATGCTTCTTGTGCATCCGTACTTGACTCCATTGTATATCTTCTACTCTGGAGTAACCTATTTGATTTTTTAGTTTTATCTAATGCCATTCTTTATTTTCAATTATGCAATTGTTATTGTTATATCTTCTACTGGTGTTGGATCATTTTTATATCTTATTATAACTATAAAATCCTGATCGGATCCATCCAAAACCATACCATCACCATTACGAAGAGGTATATTATAATTATTTCCACTTACACTACCACCCACATTACCATATAATGCAATAGCGTCAGTAAATGGATTTTTAAAGTCATCATTTACCATACTAGAAGATATTACATTATCTACTGTATTTGTAGGATCAAAAATTCTTGGAGTTGCGTAATTATCTACTCCTGAACTTTCAAATAATATTGCTGCCGCTACTCCATCTGATGTCGATTGCCAAGATTGTAAAGTAGTACCTAAACTCATAGTTACACTACCTGCTCCTGTTCCTAAAGTTCTTTGAAATGCTCTAGCATAGTAAATATAATCTCCTGATGATCCATTAGCAGGGGACCAATAACCATATGTACCACCTGGTTCAACCAAATATCCTGGTTTTACTTGTAACTCTAAAGGTTGTTGTACATACTCATCATGTGAACCTGTAGTAAATTTATCACCATTAGTATATGATCCACTTAATAAGTTATCATTTATTTTAATTCTACTTTTTTCACCTGAAAAGTTTTCTGAGAATGAAGTAGTTCCTGTTAATGAACTACCATCATATCCTTGAGCTCTTCCGTAGTAAGCCATTGAACCTGATGCTGCATCCTGACCAAATGTTCCTGCTCTAAAATACTCATATGTATTTGTATTTGTTGTTACATCAACACCATTTCTTCTTCTACATCTATCTTGAGCAGTAAATGTTGTTGGAGTTATAGTAGCTTGTCCTATATTAGTTGTACCACTACTACCAGCATCTACTGTTAAACTTCCTGTTAATTTTACTAAATCATCTTCGGTTGGAATTGTTCCAATTGTTCTAGCAGTTGTTCCTGTAGAATCATATATAAAATTAGATGTTTGTACTGTACCACCATTTGTAGAACCTTCTGCAACTCCTGTTCCACCATTTGCAACAGTTAATATACCTGTTGACTCAAATATTCTAGCAAATGTAGAACTTGCTGCATATAAAGGATCAAATGCATTTGTAATTGAAGCTGAGGATGCCCAAGTAGCTGTTGCTAAATAAGGAGCACCTGATAATGATCTTGATGTTGCAGTTAATGATTGACTACCATAATATCCTATAGTTGGAGTATTTGTTGGTACATTTGTATTAATTTGTGTTGTTGGAGCATAAAATACTTCTGTATTATTTTCAAAAAATGTTGAATAATTAGAAGATCCAGATTGTATGCCTACAGATGATGATAAATAATAATATCCTGATGATGATGGAGAGGTTAATGATACTCCACCATTATACCAACCTTGATCAAATATATTTACAAATTTACCATCTTGAAAAGCATCAGGAATTAAAGGATTTCCAGTTGATATATCTCCAACAGTTAAACCATCAGATGTTCCTGCTCCTGTTCTTGTTAAAAAGTGTACTGATGCTGATGATACTGTTAATGTTTTTGAACTATTATCAGCCCATCTATTCATTTGTGAACCAGATACATTAAATGCTGAATTAATAGCTCCTAATCCAAATAATTGTGAATCAACAGATGATGATACTGTAGTTGAACCACCAGCTACAGAGCTATAAGCTCTATTATATGTAGTTTCATTTGCAATAGGTGATATTCCACTAAATATAGTTTGACCTGCTGTTGCAAATCCTTTGGATTGTAAATAATTAATTGTGTCGTTAGTACTTGATTGAGGTACACGTCCGCTAGGTGCTGTACCTGTACCAGCATTTGTATTTGTTACGCCTAAACTCGCGTAAGTACGTGTATTAGGTGATGCATCTGGTGCAGAAGCACTTAATAAACCAGCCATAAATCTTAAAATTTCTGCTGTGTCCGTATTGTGGTCAAAATTGTTAAAATATGAACCATCTAAATCTGTTTTCCATGCTTTTGATGTAGGAATACCTACATTATCTGTATAATGCCATACTGATTGACTTATAGTCATTGCATATTTATCTACACCTCCTCCTGTTCCTGCATTAGAAGCTGTTATATTAGCTCCTGTGGTTGTAAATGGTGATTGTTGTATTGTACTTCCTGTTACTTGTAATGAAGAAGTTGTACCAAATATATCACCTGTTACAACATTAAAAATACCATCTACTGTAGAACTACCTCCACTTCCATATGAACCTGTATAATAAACTAATCCTGTAGATTCATCTCTTACTAATACTCCGTATGTTTGTCCTGGGTTTTGAGATGCACTTATTTGTAAAAATGCTGATGTGCTTATATTACCTGATGCTGTTATTTCACTAGCAACTACTTGAGCACTGGAGCTAATAATACCAGATGCAGTTATATTATTATTTACGTATAAAGAAGATGATAAATCAACATTTCCTGTTACATTAAGAGAACCTGTTATCTGTAAATCATTTGTAGTAGCATAAAATGAACCTGTTTGAACAAATATACCACTTCCACCACCACCACCACCTGTTGAGTTGATAGTTACTACACCTTTTCCGTCAGCTGGGGATATTGTAATATTAGATCCTGCTACGATTTGAGAAACATCTCCTGATGCTAGTGCTAAATCTACACTTTGGGTAACACTACTACTAGGAAAGAAAAATGATAAAACAGATGCAGATATAGAACTAGAGTAAAACAGCGACTGAAAATTGCCATCTACTTCTGCAAACGTAAGTTCGGAACCTTTGTTCTGTCTTAATATTATACCCATTTAATTTTATTTATAAATATTATGAAATCAATTATTATATAGCACTATCGTCAAATTCCGTAAAATCATTGTTAGATTGAATACTCAAACGTGAATTATCAATTCTGTTTTGCTCATTTAGTTTTTCTATACTTTCTACTGTTTCCATATTAAATATAATTTGTGCGGGTGTGTTAAATTTCTTAGTTAATTTACTTAATTGTTTTTGAACTACATCAGGGACTAAATATCCATAAAGTTTTAATGAAAATGTTGCCTTAACTGATCTTTCTCCTCTTTGTTCTACTTGTACGGGAGTTGCAAAATTATCAATTCTAGCTCTAAATTGATATCTTTCAGGATTACCCCAATATGAGTCAGAAGCATAATTTATAGCTTCAATAATTTTATTTAATTGTTCTACATAATAAGTAGCAATAATAAAATCATAAGTCATATTAACATAATCCGGAACTACTACTGCGTAGTTTGTTTTTAATGGTTTTATATTATTAAGTAAGGCAAAATTATCATATGCATTTTTTATGCTATATTTCTTTTGAAAATTATATACAAGGTGGGGACTGTTAGCATCTAATTTATTTGCTACATTTCTTACTTTTTCTATATTATTACGTTTAAATGTAATTAAAGGTAGCATAATTTTACCTTTTTTATCTCTGTAGTAACCATCTTTTTGAACTTGCTTCCATCTTTCAGGTGAACCATATATAAAAGGTACTTGTTGAACTACACCATTTTGGATTACAGTAGGTTTAATTACTTCTTCCATATAATACATTATAGCTTCATCAATGTCTTTAATACCTAAAGTAAATGGTTTTGTTGTATCATCTCTAAAAGATACTTGAGTTGCTCTATTTACGGTATTAGCATTATTAGGATTACCAGTCTCAGAAAAACCAGGTGAACCCGGTGGAGGGTTAAATGGTTCAATTTGAGAATTTAAAATCTCTCTTTGCGTTTTTGGTATTGGTTTTTTTCCTCTATTAGCCATTTAATGATGGGTTTGAATTGTTTCCTGTATATAATCTTTCTTGTGTTATTCCTACTTTATCAGCTGGTACATAATGTGTTTCACAAATAACTGAAACGTTATAACCAAATTCTTCTAATCCTGGGTTTATTGGGTTTACATCATTTGGATAATCTGGATTTTTACCCATGTAATATTGGTTAGTATTTACATTATCTACTTCATAATATCCCTCATTATATAAAATGATATCACCAACTTGAGGAACTAAATCAGCTCCATATTGATAATTAGTTGGTTCAAAGTCTAAATTAAACTCTTCCATTTTACCTAATAAATCATCTCTTAAGAATTTAAAAGTGGCACCCCAAGAATAATCAGTACCTAAATCAGTTTCAGGAAATTCCTCATTTAATCTTTCAACTAAACAATTTAATAAAACAGGACCCATATAGTATTTTTCCTCAGCAGCTTCACCATACAAATTTACTTTAGTTTCTTCTAATTTAAATTTATAAAACGAACACTGTTGGGTAATGACGTCTGCCATCAACTCCCTATTTACGTGTCTAAATAGGCTTATGTCTCTTGCTCCTCCAAATAGTGCCATATTATCCTATATAAATTGGAAATGGAACTTTTCCAAGTTCTTTTTCCAGGTAATCTCCTTCTACTGCTCTTCTTTCTAGTAGTTTTTCTCTTGACATTTCACCTAAATAGGCTCTTAATCTGTCAATTAATCTTTCTTTTTCACCTGTTGCTGCTGTAATTAAATCATTTGCATTTAGTGTGACATTATCTCCAGGTATTGGTACTACCTGATATTTACCTCTAACATAACCTAACATTTCTTTACATAAAGCTAAAGCGTATTCAAATATCCAAGCTCTACCTATAGAATTAATTTTATCATAATTTGGATTCTTATAAGGTACATCGTAAATATTAGCTATAGTACTGCTTCCACCTACTACAAATGATGCTGATGATCTTTCTGAGTTAAGAATATATTCAAAGAAAATATTATCTGGATTTACTCCATCTGGGATTGGGAATAATCTTAAATTATTATTATGCATTTCAAATGAATAATTAGCTCTTCTAATTTGATCATTAAATTCTATTTGTTGTATTACTTGTAAATCATAATTAATAGGCATCAATAAGAAATCTACACCTGCAGGCGAATAACCATCAAAACCAAATGTATCCATCAAATTCATAGTACCCATTCCTGATCCTATATATGGATCAAAAAATCTTAATATTGCAGGTGGTGCTTCATAAAATACTCTCATTATTTCTATATCATGATCTTTATAATGAGGTATATTTTCTTTAGCCCAAGCTTCTAAATCATAATCTTGTACAGATTTGGTCATAGGAATTTTACCAGTATGCCATGTTACATTACCACCTGTACCTGCTTCAACACCATATTGTTCTGATATTTGAATTACTCTACCTAAATTAGGAACAACAACTGATCTTTCAATATCCATCTTAGCTGCATCTGCTCCTTCTAAAGTTAGATATCCATCTCTAACCTTATAAGCATAAATCTCATTTGCATAATCAGTTACGGCTTCTTCTAATGCAGTGTAAAAATTATATTTTTGTAATTCAATATCAACTAAAGGATAACCTAATCTTTGTGCTGCAAACTTTGCAAATTTATCTGCATCTTTTTGAAACTCTATGTCGTTATCATAAAACCCAAAAGGAGTATCTCCTGGGTGAAATGAACTAGAGCCGGGCCATATTGGTATATTTGCCATATTGTTATTATTTTTTAAGCGTTAACTACTACGTACTCAACATCAATACTAGAACTTAAAGAATAAACAGATATAAATTCTATATCTTGACCAAAAGTTCCATCAAATAAACTACTTGTCACATCAGGACTTGAAAACATTATAGATGATGTAGGTAAACAATGCATAGTCCAATATTTAGCTCCACCACCATCATCAGATGATGTAAAATTAACTGCCAAAGAGGCTGAGTTATCAAGATTAGTAATCCTTACGTATTTCATACTACTGGAAGGGAAAGTACCTGCACCTGGGTCTACACCATTAACGTCAATTAAAGCAATAGATGTTGTTTGAGGTATAGTAACAAACCTTCTATCTACATTAGTTACATTATTAATTGTAAAAAATGTTTCATTAAGAGTTTTAATATCCTTAACAATATGCTCCTCCTTAATTTTTATTTGAAATTTCGTTGGATTTAATGTTGATGCCATAATTTATATTTTTGTTATAAATATATAAAAAATTATTCCCAATTATTTATTTTCGGGATCTTCCACTACTCCCAGATGTACCCTTAAATATACCCCTTTCTTCAGCTTCTTCATAAACTACAATTAAATCATCAACAATAGGATCCCTATGGTTTTTATTTAAAGTTATTCCTGTCATATTTTTAATTTTTCTTGCTGCTGCATATAAAAATCTAAATCCAGAATCAGCTTTACTTCTTAAATCTACTTGATGATCATCACCACATACTATCATTTTTGATCTTAAACCTATACGAGTTGAAATCATTTCCATTTGTTCATGAGTAACATTTTGTGCTTCATCTACAATTATACATGAATCTAAAAACGTTCTACCTCTCATAAATGCTAAAGGTACAATTTCAATTTTACCATCTTCAATTAATTTTTCTATCTTTACTTTATCATAAAGTGAATACATATTTTGGTAAATAGGTTGAATCCAGGGATCCATTTTTTCTCTCAAATCTCCTGGTAGAAATCCTATTTCTTCTTTTGAAACAGTTGGTCTTGTAATTATAATTTTTGAATATTGTCTTCTTAATAACCCATCTAAAGCTACATTACATGCTAATAATGTTTTTCCTGATCCTGCTTTTCCAGCTAATACTGTTAAAGTATTAATTAATATTTTTGCTTTAGCTTGTTTTTGTTCTTCATTTAATTGTAATTTAAATTTTATTGGGTTTTTAACTATTCGTTTTTGTCTGAATATTTCGTCCTCGTGATGGTTTGATGGCATTATTTGTTTCTTTAATTTTTACTAATTTATCAAGACCAGCATTTACATGCATTGTATCATCTAGAATGGTCTCAAAATTATATCTAGAATCCAGAGGTAGAACTAAATCTACTTGTGACCCCCATCTAATCAAACTGAATCTTTCGTTTTGAGCGCAAAGATCCCCTTGTTGTTTAAAAGGGGCTATTACGTTTACATCTTCATCTGCTATTTGTATTATATGGTATGTGTAATTTAAAGAAGGAACATACACTTGGTTAGACATTCTTTCATTATACTTTAAGTATGCCATGTTATTTGGATTGATTACTTTATTTAAAATATCCTTCTCTACCGCTAACATTGGCTTATTTGTAGACTCAATAGGTTCTAAACGTTTATAATTTAAAACTCCTCCATAAGGAATTCTATTGATGTGTACATCATAAAACGACATAAATATTCCAATAACTAAAGAAGGTTTATCATAATCACTATCACCCATTACATCTTGAATAGTGTAATCAATACCTTTTATTTCTAAAACTTGCTCACCAGGTTGAACTACTTTTTGATATAAAATAGTTCCATCTGCTGGGCTGTAAAAATGTTCATGATCTATATAAGTTGATCTTAAGGGATCCCTAAAAAAGAAAGTATTGCTTAATTCCCCAACTGATAATTTTGACAATTCTGCTACTTCACCATTTAACCAATCTTCTAATTTTTCAGCCATTATAATAGGGTTTTAAAATGATCAACTCTATTTAAATGCATTACCATACAAGATAACATAGCTCCTGATTTCATATATTCTGATAAATTAAATATTACAGGTTCCATACCTTGTTGTGAACATATTTTTTCTAGTGATTCAATTTTATGTTTTTCACCTTCATAAAACTCATCTGATTTTTTAAGTTCTGAAATGTTTGAAGCACATAAAATCATATTACCTAATCTAACTGAGTTGGCCATTCCATACATAGAATCTTCTACATCTATGTCTACTATATCTGTATATTTGTTTATTTGTGCTAACTCTGATTTATCATATAATTCTGTACAAACCATAGTTGCATTTGGATTTAACGGGAAAATACTACAATCTAAATGGTACATATATTCATCTACCATTTTAACTTTAATTATATTCATATCAAAGTTTTCTTCCATCCATTTATAAGTTTCAATATCGGAACGGATACCATAACCACCTATATAAACATTATCACTTAAATATTTTATATCAGCTTCACCTTCCCATTTATGAGGAGAAATGTGAGTTTTATAACCCATTTGATTAAAGAATTTTTCACCTACATACTCTTCACCTTGCCTTGGTGGTGAAGTATAATTTGAAAGTAAAATATGATTTTCATCACAAATATGAGGTAATTGTAAACCTAAATTTGCTACATAAATTAAATCTTGAAAATTACCTTCCGCTGGGAGTAGATGTACTAATGATTGACCTGCTATAAAATTATAGAGGTCCATAAATTGTTTATATGCTTTTGGTCTGTTAATTTGTAATTCTTCATTTGACATTTCTTTCATCCAGATATTATTAGGATCATCTGTTGAAAATGTATGAGGAAAGTTCATTACGTAACTTTGAATTGGCAACTGCGAGGGAGTTTCTTTCATTTTAATAACTTTTAATTAATATTCGTTAATAAATATAATAATTACTAACTAGGTATCCAAAGAAAAAAAAACCCCGCTAATGCGGGGTTTTAATTACTAATTGTTAAGTTATTCGATTACAGTGTATTTAAACCGTTAACGAAGATCTTACCATAGAATTCAGGTCTTACAACTTTCTTAGCATATCTTGTTAATAGACCTTTTCTTGGTGTGAAAGTGTCTGGATCGTATACTAATGGAGTCATAATTAATGGAATATATGGAGCAAATACAGCACCAGCTTCTAAGAACTGACCTCCTCTAAATCCTAATAGGATTACGTTTTCAGTCATGTAAGGGTTCTTATAAACAGTGTATCTTGAGTTGATAGTACCTGCTTTTTGTACACCAAATGCGTAGCTTGCTTTAGCAGCATCACCGTCTGAAGTACTAGCAAATCCTGGAATAGATTCGATAATAGTAGCTACAGTTGGAGAACATACTAAGAAGTTAGCACCACCTCTAAGAGTTTTCTGGTGAATGATGTTACTTAACTTTTGGATTTTAGTTCCTAAAGTTTGGAACCATTGTCCTTGAGAGTTATAGAATCCTAAATCATCATCTACAACACCTGTTGAAGCTAAAGCTAAGTTGTTTTGAGCTGACCAATACTCATCTCCTGCAGCTGCAGATTCGATCAACATATCAAGAATTTCTAAGTCAATTTCTAATGAAATGTACTCACTCATGATAGAAGTTAATTCTGCTTCAGCATCTAGAGAATGGTAAGCATTTAAATCTTGAGCGAACTCAGGAGTCCAAACAGCTTTTAACTTTCTAGTTTTAGCAACAATAGCTTCTGATTGCATCTGAATGTTAATTTCAGGAATTGTGATTGGGTTATTATTTCCGTTTAGGTTTGTGTTACCTTCTTCGAAATCACCTCTTTCAGCATCATTAGTTTGTAGTGTATATACTACTTTTAATGAACCACCTTCATTAACACCTGCACCTACGAAGAATCTGATTACGTCATTACCAGCTGATTGAGTTACTCTTGTAAACTCTGGGTATTGTACTGCAGTACCATCTGTTGGTAAGTCAGCAGCTGAACCTGATAATCTAAATCCTTTTACAGCTCTAGTATCATAATCAGGTGTATTAGTTACAGGAACATCTAATGCAACGATCTGTCCTGTAGCACCAGCAACATAAGATTGAGATACATCTGAATCAGCTTGTAAATCAATATACCAGTCAACTGATTTTGAAACTACTGTATATGCAGTAGATTGTGTGTTGTTAATAGAGTAACCAAATCTACCAGCACCGTAAAGACCACCTGCGTTAGTGTTCCCGAAAGGAGCAGTTGAAGGATCAGTACCTTCGTTTCCATAAAGAGAATTACCAGCAGTAAATGGCTCTTTAGTAGTACCGTATTGGAAATCTAAATAAAATACTAGACCAGAAGGTAAGTTCATTGGCTGAACGCTAACAAATTCTTTAGCAGCGATCTGTCCAAATACTTTTCTTACCAATGGTAAAGCAACTCCAGCCCATTGTCCAGCAGGACCTGTACCAGGAGTAAATGAACCAGCACCAGCACCACCGCCAGTGTTAGTTTCTTCCATCACTAATTGCTTAGCTTGGTTTTCTAGAATCATAGACATATTGTTCTTTTCAGTTTCGTTTCCGATTCCTTCTAAAAGACCTGTCTTATTCCATTTAGCAGCTAATCTAGCAGCATCACTCTGTAGTGATTTGTACGGATTAGCGCTTTCTAAAAGTGAATTTAATTGTGACATTTTTTTCAATTTTGTTTTGTTAATAATAATTTTTAAGTTCTAAATTAGATTATTCCAGCTAATTTTTTAAAGCGTGCGACCATTTCATCTGATTCAACAATCGGTTGTTTCTTAGCTACATTTGTATTAGCTTTCATATTAGAAGCACTTCCTTTAGCTCTATAGCTTTCGCTTATAGATTTATTGGAAACTTTAGTTGCTACACTACCATCGATAGTTTCAAACACAAGTTTTACTTCTTTTATTGTTTCAGCTTTATCAAATGCACCTAATACTTTAACTTTCTGTGCTTCAGTTAAGTTTTTGCCTCGGAACACTTTGTTCGTGTAAAGTAGTTTTGCGTTTAGCAAATTAATTTCATTTAACTCAGTTCTAAGAGCTTTAACTGTAGCATAAGCTTCGTCTAGTTCTTTCTCTTTTTCTTCAAGTTTAATTTTGTCAATTGCTTTTTTAGCATCTGCTTTAGCATCTTTGATACCATCTTTGTATCCTTCTTCCTCAGCATCTGTTCTCGCATCTTCTGATATGTCAACCGAAGTCTCCTCATCATCTTCTACTTCAATTTCACCTTCGTCGCTTACATCTACATCAACGTCATCTTCGAATGATTCTCCAGCTTCGATTTCTCCAGCTTTAACCATATCTTCAATTACGTCTTCGATGAACTTCTTAAGGTCTTCTTCAGATAAGTCGTCAAGGTCTATATCCTCATCTTCCTCATCTTCTTTCTCGTCTTTTTCACCATCAAGGTAGCCTTCCTCTTCAGCATCAGTACGCTCATCTTCTTCAAGTTTGATATCGTCAAGTTTATCTTCCATATCTTTTTTAGCGTCCTTCATGCCGTCCTTGTAGCCTTCCTCTTCAGCGTCAGTACGAGCATCTTCTTTAAGATCTTCTTTTTCCAACTCAGCTAAAATTTCATCAAGTTCTTTGTCTTCCTCAGAAACGTCTTCTTTTGATTCGTCAACTTTTTTATCGTCTTCTTCTTTGAATCTCATTTTTTCTGTTTCTTTTTCTGCTGGGCCATCACCTTTGAGGCCTTTACGCATTACAGGATTAGACATTTCCTCTTTCATTTCAGCATCGTCTTTTGCTTCTTTTACTTTGTCATCTTCTTCTTTCACATCTTCTTTTTCCATTTCTTCTAGTTTACTAGCAAACATGGCTTGAACTTGTGGAGAAAAAGCTTCTTCTAAAGCAACTTTAGCATTTGCTATAGCTGATTCTTTAACAGCTTTAGCATCGGCAATAGCCTCTTTTAAAAAGTCTCTGTTCATTTTTCCTAAATTTTTGTTGGGAAACTACGTTTATTAAGAAACGTAATAGGGGGTTTATATTCAATTAATGCCATATAGAAGATGGCATATTATCAATTATACGTATATGTAAAGATATTAAAATACAAAAAGGCGCTCCAAAAAATTGAAAACGCCTTTTTACCAGGAATCAGGGGTAAATTTTTATTTATATAATAGGGCAAGAACCATGTGAACATAATATTTCACGTAGTATTTCATTTACATTTTTATAACTATCTTGCGCCTTAAATTCTTTATTTTCTCTTACTAAATGCATAAATGAATCTGGGTTTGAAGGTGTTGAAACAAAATCCCAACATAGTAATTCAAAGTCATCTTGTACTTCCATTACACCACCTCTATCTTCTAATGAACCCATTCCTCTAGAAGAAACACCAACTGTAATTCCACTTTCAACTAACGCTTTAAGTATATTACCATTTGGGGTAGGTAGGATTTCTATTTTACCCATTACATTATCTCCATCCCACCACATATCTGTAATGTTATGAGATACATTTTGTAAGTTTATAACTGATGATTCAGGATGGTCTAATTCACCCATTGCTCTGTTTTCATCAACTAGTGTTTGATACTTGTCAATTTCTCTTTTCCATAAATCTTTAGAATAATACCTACCATTACCGTTTTTTACTTCAGCAGTAGCTAATATTCCTTCAACTAAAGGTAATCCTCGTTTTGAACGTACCTCATTCAAACGTACTCCTTTAGGTTTAAATACGTGGGTTTCTATTAATAATTGACTCATACTTAATATTATTCTCCTCTGAACTTTTCTTGTCCTGAGTAAGTTTCTGGGTTGTCATTTGAATTTTCATTACTATTATCGTTAGATCCTAGATTTGAATTGTCATTACTTCCCTCATCAACAACTTTTTTATAAGATTTACCACTCATTTTTTCGTAAACCTTTTCCATTTTTAATTTTCTTTTTTCAAGAATTTTAACTTCACGTTGCATTTCTTTCATTTTAGCTTTATCAACTAATTCTGATAGACTATCATCTTCAGTAACCATAGAAATTCTTTCTTTTTTACCTTCGATTATGTCAGATAATGCTTCAATTTGAAGTTCCATAGTAGCAATTTTACCATTTTTTTCAATTTCAGCTAATTTAGATTCTGTAGTTTCTTTTTTAACTCTTGGTTTTCTTTTTGGTTTTTCTCCTAATGGAGTTTCATTTAAAATATTTACTAATGATATCATTTTATTTTCTTTTAGTTCTACGTAACCGGTTCCAACTTCACCTTCTGGGAAGTCTTTTGTTGTAGCTTCACCATATCCGCCTCCAACACCACCGTCTTTAATTTGTTTTCCTTTTCCTAATCCAGGAGCCTCTTCTGTATAGCCAATTCCTTCAATACCAAATTGAGCATCTTCAACATAATATAAAGGGTTTTTATCTATATTTTTGATAACTAAATCAATTAATTCTTGTTTAGTTTTATCTGCATTAGCTTCATTTGTAAGTTCTGTATAATATCCTTGACGGAATTGCTCACCAGATACATTATCAAGCAATTTATCATTTTTATAATCATATCCTCTGTTAGGTGATTCTAAATCTGTTACTTCTTTAGAAACTTTTTTAGAAACAGCTTTAACATCTTCTTCAGAAATTAAATTCATGTTCTCATCAAATAACTTAAACCAATCTGGTTGGTTAGTTTTACCAGTAGCTACATATAAGTTTTCTGATATAATATTTCTTTTTGCTAAGATAGTTGATGCCTCCTCAAATCCAGCTGCGTTACGAACTAGATTAGGGTATTTTGCTTTAGCTTCTTTAAGGAAGATATGTTTGCTACCTTTTCCTTTTTTTATTTGGTTATATTGTTCTTGTAATGTTTTTGCCATTTTATTCGCCTTTTAATAAGTCTTTAATATCTTTTATATAGTCTAAAACTAGATCTGTTGGTTTAACAACAGAGTATGAACCAGGATTTTCTTTATAATAATCACTAGTTTCATTTTTAGCATTGCTCAACATCTTATAAATATCATTCATTTCCTGTTCAATGCGATCAAACGCTAATACTCTACCTTGTTGAAATGATTCAACAGAATTATCTTCAAATAATTGTTTTACTTCTAAACCTGATCCTTTAATTTTTTTAGGTACTAATTTATACCCAAATTGTTTTACATAACTATTATCTTTTACCCCATCACTACTTGCTTTAGGGCCTGGACCTAATGTAGCACCTACTCCCTCTTTAACTTCTTTATATCCTAATTCTTTATATGCTTTATCATTTGGTTTAGATCCTTTTAATCTAAAAGCATAAGGTGTTAAATAAGCTCCCGCTGCACCTGACGTTGAAATTTCTTCTACTTCATCTTCAAATAAATGATCCGCTAAAGCCATTCTAATAGTACCTCTTAACATACCATCATCTTTAATATCATATTTCTCTGATATTGCTTTTGCTACTGCGTCAACTCTTCTATCTTGAAGGTCAGATATATCAGAAACACTAGGTAATTCATTTTCACTTAACCTCATTACTATCCTATTATACTCATCAGGATATTCATTTCTAAGGTGTGTACGAATTTTATTTCTTAATAATTTTGATGTTTCATATATTTCTCTAAAGAAATTATCACCTTTAGTTTCATTTCTAACACCTTTAGCTACGTTAACTAAGTCAGTAGCTGTACTAAATAATTCTTCAAATGAAGGTAATCTTTCTACAGTCCATGAAACTTTTCCTGTTTCACTATCAATGTCAGTTACAGTGTATTTTGTATCACCATCTTTGCTAAAAGTTACTTTTCCTACTTGTATGCTTCTTTTTGGTATACCTGTATCCTCAGCAGCGTCTTCAGCAGTACCTGCTTTAGCCATCTCCTTAACTAATCCCTTAACAATTTCTTCAATTTTGCTTTTATCCATTTGCCTTACGTAATTCTTCTAGTAATGAATGATATTGTAATAAATCAACTAAATGATCACTTTTGATAACTTTTCTTTTATCTAATTCTTTAATTAAAGAAGAAACTTCGTTTAACTTAATTTTAACAACTTCACTTTTTGTTCTTTTTATTTCTTCTTTGATTGTTTTTTTAATCAAATTAACTTCATTATTATAAAATTCTTTTAATCTAGAAGTATTATCTACAGACTCAATAAATTCTTTAAGTATACTTTTTTGTTTAGAGTTAAGTGAAGAATATTTATCATTAAATTTTTCTAATAAGACATAATAAGTAAGTGTACGAATATCTTTATCTTGAGACTTAAATTCTTCAATTATATTATCTTTAACATTGTCTCTAACTATTTTTCCAGATGTTAAATATTCTAAAATAGTTACTTTATTATCTATAATTTGATTAGGATCTATTAATTTAGTAGTATTGTATGCCTCCACTAATGTATATAAAGAAGCCTGAGCTTTATAGTCATTCATTTTTGTTTTAAACAAATCTTCTACATTATAGTGTTTTTTTAATTCACTTATTAAATTATATTTTTCTTTTCTAATTCTAGATCTATTTAGTTTTTTAGATTGTTCTAATACAGTGTCTAATACAGCATTTGCTTTAGAATCATCTAATTTACTAGATTTAAATATAGTTTCATATAATTTATATTCTTTGCCTAACTCAGTGTTAACAAAGTGTGATTTTAGAATGTCGATTGCAGGGGAATTTTTTCCTGACAGGGTTTCGGAGGTAATTTTTCTTACCACTACTTCAAATAAAATACCTGTATTCCTGAATTTTGAATGTTTTATATACATCAATACTTATTTTTTTATAAATATATTAAAATTATTGTTCCTTAATATTTGATTCGTCAAGTAACGAACTTTTTGCGTTATCCTGCTCAAATACTAACTTTTTTCCAGGTGTAAATTCACTTGGAATTGATTTTAACATAGATTGATGCTTTATATAATTTGCATTACTTTCTAATGCTAAAGAACTTTTTTTAGGATCATTGTAATCTCGTTTCATACCTTTTGCCCCTAATCTATCTTTTCCAAAATTATCATCTTGAGTATTTCGCTTAGATGCTTTTTCTTTTGGTCTTCCTAAAACTGTTTTTCTATTACCTATATATTGGTTATCCTCATTATGTGGAGGTATATCACCAGGATTTGAATACATTCTTCCTTTACCATATAATGTAGCTAAATCATGAGGTGTACCATATGACTGGCCTGTTTCAACTGGGTCATTTCCTTCAGCTTCAATTTGAGCTATTCTAAACTTACGTTTAGCATCTTCTCTAACTAAATCTCTAAAGTCATCATATTGGTCTTCACTTAAATGGAATAGATGATCGTAAACGAAGTCTGTTGGGAACATATTTGTTTCAACCATTTGAGCAGCTAAATCCATTTTTTCTTTCATTAATGCTACTCTTTCTTGATCATAAATAATTGAAGGTGTTGTTAGTGATAATTCAAAATTAGATAATTGTTCATCTTTATAACCTTGAGTATATAAATGAACTAATGCTATTTTATATAATTCTGAAACTACAATTCTTTGTATTCTTTCAATTGTACGAGCGAATCTAATATCTTGAGCAGCTAGTGTAGCTTTACCATCTGTATTTTCATCATAACCCATAAATGCTTTTGGTACTTTAAGAGCTGCAAATAATTTATCTCTTAAGTACTCAACGTCAGCAATACCATCCCACTGCATTCCATTTGCACTTTCAATTTTAGTACTTGCATCATTACCTCTAACTGGGATGTAATAATCTTCAAGTAGATTTTGCATATTATATCTTAAATTATACTCACCAGTTTTTTCATCTACGTGAGGAGTACGTTTAAGTTTACTTAATGTTTTTTCCATAAACGCATCTACTTCATTTGGAGGAATAGCTCCAACATTCATATAGAAAATACGTTTTTCAGGTGCACGTACAATTCTGTGAATTAACATTGCATCTTCCATTAACACATACTGCTTAAATAATTTTCTAGCTGGCTCAATATATGATCTACCATAAGGTAAGAAATTCATATTTGTTAATAATCTAAAGTGAGCCATTTCATAATTATCAAATATAATAGCATCTGGGAATGTGCCTTGATTTGGTACATTATAGTATCCATAATCAGAAGCAGATACACCATCTGGGGAGAATCTAAATTGAATTTCAGTTGGATTATCTTTATCTAAACCTTCTAATCTTTCAATATGAAATGCTGTGTAAGGAATAACATTATAAACACCAAATTTTTCTGCAATTTCTAACTTTAAGAAAAAATCACCATATTTAGCTAAATTTCTAACCCAAGGCCATAAATTAAATTCAATATTTAAAACATCATAAAATAAATTATATAAGATTTTTTGTATATCTTCATCAGCAGATTTAATTTGTAATACTTCACCCATATCATTTTTAAGTGTAGACTCATCTGCTATAATATCTAATGCAGATGCAATAATAGCATCTGTATCCATTGAATCATACTCTGAGTATAATTGTGGTCTTAAATATTGGTAATTAAAATGTGATTGTTGTCCGTATAATGATGTTGATGAATTTGAATATATTCTATTAAATCTATCTATTAAAGTATTTGTTTCAATTTCACCTGACTGTTGTATCTTGTTAACATCAAAAACTTTAAGTTGATTGCCCCCTACATTACGAATAATTACGTCTGTAGAAAATAATCGTCTTAACCTTGAAAATAAACCTGTATCTGCCATGTTTTATTTATTTATAAATATTATAATAACCATTTTATGTCATGGGTTTTTCCATCTATTTTTACTTCATATGGATTTGCTACCCTACTTGCGCCAGTAAATGCACCTGTTTGTGTTGATTTATTACTTTTTATACCGCTTAATGCTGCTCTTGCCATATCTAAACTTTGTTGTTGAAACTTCAATGAAGTATCACGTAGGAACATACCAATCCCAAATGACATAACCAAGTCATCGTTGTAGCCTGTTTGAGCTTCTGGTCTTCCATTTTTCCAAACAAATACTTTCATTTCTTCTAATAAACGTTTTGAACGAATAGTTACTGATTTATCACCAACAAATTCTCTAAATTTATTAATACAAAGTGGTCTTGTTTTCATTGACATAGTAAAACCAGGAACCATTTCAGAATTACCTTCATATACTCTTAAAAATGACTCTGCTGTAAGTGCATCTGATTTTGGAGATTGGTATAAATTTCTATAACCCCTTTCTCTAATTGCATCTAATGCTGCCCAACCAATATTAGCATTTTCAACTACTAACATAGCATTATTATACTCTGTAGCTAAACCAGTTAAAAAATAACCAAATTCTTTAGGTGGTAATTGTCCTTTATACTCTGCTACTTGTGTATTAGTTTCAATATCCATTACATGACATGCAGAAAAGTCTTTACCATCACCTCTAGCTACGTCAGCTACTACCATATATTCTCTAGAATAATCAGCTGCTTCCCAAACCCATAAATTTTGGTCTGCACCTCTTCTTTCCATTGGATCCTGAATAGTAGATTCTTTAATAAATTCAATCCACTCAGAGTAAAATACTATATCACCTGAAGTACTAAAATCACAATCACATTCTTGGGCTGCTAATCTAGGATCACCTAGTAGTGAATCTTGTGAATCTCTCCATTCTTGATTTCTTTCAGGATGTACCCACCAAGGTAATTTAATTGGTAAGAATTGATTCTCACCTGATTCAGCATTAACCCATGTTTTGTGAAACCAATTTCCAGTACCATAAGGTGTACTTAATACTATAGCTCCACCCCCAGTTGCTAATGTTTGTTGTGATGAGGCCCAAATCTCTCCAATATTATCAATAAAAGCTGCCTCATCAATTAGTAGTAAAGATACTGCTTCTGATCTACCAGCATCACTACTTGCAGATGTTGCTTTAATTATTGATCCATTACTAAGCCGAAGTGATAATTTATTATTTTCTTCTGCTTTAATTTGCAACCAAGAAGGTAAATTATCATACATAAATTTAACTTTCGTAACCATGTTACGGGCTGTTTCTTGTTTTGTTGCAATACAAAGTACGTTTTTATCTTTATGAAATAACATTAACCATAGAGAATATCCAGCCGTTAAGGTAGAAATACCTAACTGTCTAGATTTAAGAATAATTGAGTAGGGATTATCTCTAAATAAATGTAATGATTTTTCTTGAAATGGATATAAACCAAATTGGATTCTACCTCTTTGTGGGTGTTGTATAAAACAGTATTTTTTCATAAAATGAGCAGGATCCTTAGCACATTTTAAATACTCTTGTCTTATTATTTTTTTTAAATCCTTATCTGCCATTATCTAGGTAATGAGTAATCTATTACATGGATTGTAATTAGAGTACCTACTACCCCTCCTACAACTCCAACCCATGGTTTTTTATACCATTTATCTACAACTTTTAATCTATCATCATACAACTGAATTTGTTCATTAAGAATTTTTACTTGTTGGAGCCTGTAATTTAAAATTATACTATCTTGTTTAGATAACATTTCATAGTTTCTAATTTGTGACTCTAAATCATAAATTAAAGTAGTTTTTATTGAATCTTGTTCTTTAAGAGTATCAATAGCTAAAAAGAACTCATTAAGTTCTTCCTGAGGGATTTCAATTATCTCTTGACTATAACAATTTAAAGTTACAGTCATGAGTAACACTAATAAAATATGTTTCATATTATTTTTTTCTATATTTTTTCTCGAAACTGTCAATTGTTTTTTTAGCATCTTTAGTGCTTTTAACTTTAGATTTAGTAGTTTTAATTTTAGCAGAAGTTTTTTTAATATTTGATTTTGTTACTTCTTTTTCTTTATTTACTTTATCAGCACTTTTAGTAATAAAATCTAATTTGTCTTCGTTAGCTTTAACTCTTCTGTTAAAATCTTTTTTACTTTGACTTTGTTTCGTAGATGCAAATATAGCTAGTATACCGGCTATTGCACCTCCAATTCCTAATATAACTTTCCAAATTGTTTTCATAAATGTGGGTTTACAATAAAGATTCTAATTCTTTCTTTATTTTTGTTAATTCTCTTAAACGATCTGTTAATTTAGCTTTTTCTTCACCTTCTGAGTCTTTCCATTTTTTAACTACTTGTTTCATTTCTTTAGTAGTCTGTTGAAGTTTATTAGCTATTTTAGATACAGAATCTCCTTTTTTAGCTGCCTTAGATGCTTGTTTATCCATTTCATCATCATCAACTTCATTAATTTCTGACAAGTCAATAGCGTCTATTTTATTTTTAATATCATCAACTTGAGCTGATATATCATCGAGTTCTGATTTAGAAACTTCGCTTAATATTTCAATAATTTCCTCTTTAATTTGAGCTTTAAATTCTGATAATTTCATAGTAGAATATTTTATTTATAAATATCACGAAAGAACTGATAATTTAACTGATTTTATACGTTCCTCTGTTGATCCTTTAATTTCAATTAAATTCTTAATTCTATGTCTATATTTACTAAGTAATAATTGAATTGTATCATCAATTTCTTTTCTATATTCTGCATTAGTTTCTCTAACACCATTATTTTCTATATCAACCCCTTCAGGTGAAACATAAAATATATAATCATATTCCTCTAACATATAAGATGCAAATTGACAAAAATCATCAGCTTCAAAATAATACATTGATTTAGAACATTTAGCAAATGCCATTACATCAATAATTGTTCTATCAGTAATAATATTATCATTCATTAATTCACTTGCCCTTTCAGCTAAAAATACAGCTTGACCCTTAACAGTAGAATCAGTATTTAAAGGAATACCTAACTCCATTAAATATTTAGATCGTTCTGTTGTTGATTTATAATCTTTAAATTCAGGTAATTCAGCTAAAGCATTAACTAAAGTTGTTTTACCTACTGACATTGTTCCGCAAAATCCTATTTTCATAATTAAAATGGTAAATTATTACTATTATCTTCTTGTGATGATCCAGGTAAAACCCTATAACTATCACTGTCAAAATGTTGAGTTGACACCTCGAATATACAACTTCCTTCTTCAAGAGCCAACATTTGGTGAGGTTGTCCTGGCATTAAGTGTATACAATCACCTACTCTAACTATTTGTTCTTTTATTTCTGCTGTTTCAGTATCAATCCAACTGTATTGAAATTCACCTTCAGAAATATACCATGCTTCATCTTTCAGTAGATGATAGTGCATAGAGAATTTTTTACCTTTTTTAAATACTAGTAATTTACCACAGTATTTTTCATTATTAATAATCCATAACTCATGACCCCAAGCTTTTTTATGGATTTCTCCTTTATAAGGCATTGCTTGTAGTGTATGTTCCCTCATATTAGTTTCTATATGTTTCTCCTTTAGGTGCAGATGTTTTATACCAAGGTAATCCTTCTCTTTCTCGCATAATTTCTTGAAAATCTGCTTCTGAATATTCTATACCACTTAAAAAATAGCTTTTTTTAAACTCACTTTGTCTTGATAATGGAACTATTGCTGGTGCGTCCCATCTATGATGTTTAAAATGTTCTTCACCTTCCATTTTTATTAAATAATGTCTTGCACCTTTATATTTTATTACTTTTTCTTCAAATAATTTTTTACTTTTACTCATTTTTTTTATTTTTAACCATTTCTATTTATAAATTTCATAAAACTATTATCCTTATCATATGTTAAACCAGCTATAGTTTTAATTTTATTATCTTCTTCACTCCAAACTGTTGAATTATCTTCAGCTTCTACAAAATCATCCCATTCTTTTTGATCCACTAATATTTGCTCTGCTACTAATGTACCATGAGCTCCTGATACTGAAATACCCCTAGCGGATAATGCATCACCTACAAAGTGAACATTAGGATATTTTGTTAGTGAGAGATCTTTATAATTAACTAATGGCTCAGGAGCTAAGTATTTAACTTCAGGTACATAAATTCCCCAATCATCTTTAAGTGTTGGAAATACTTTTTTCATATCGTTAATAAAATCTTCTATATATTGATAATATCCTTGAAATGCATCTTTAACTACATCTAAATTATCAATTTTAGTAGCTGATACATCAACACCTTCTGATGTTGTTGATGGTTCCCTACTAGGACTATAAAACAAACCTGTACTATTATCTTGTACTTTACCTACTACTTCTCTAGCCCATTTAAATGGTTTATCAATACCTCTAATTTCCATTAGAATACCAAAATTAGTCATATCATTTCTGAACGATTCATCTTTTTTAGCGTGTCCATTATAGCTGTGGTCTCCATAAGTTTCCTCAACTGCAACGTAGGCAGCATTGTTATTAGTACAGAAACTCCTGAGTGATACTCCTTTATCTTCATATTTTCTATATAATTTAAAATCATAAGCAATATCAATTAATTTTTGAAAATGTTTTTGTGGTGCTTCAAATCTAACACCTACTTGAGCTGGTTTTTCTTCTGTTGGTAAATCATATTTTTTCATTATTTCAGAAGTAAAATCAATACCTGATTTACCAACTCCAAATATCAATTTGTCATATTCTATTTCATCTACTGCTCCTATAG